GGATATAATATTACGTCCTGAAACTTTTTTAGAAGGTTTTGAAATGTAGCTGTCTTAAATTCAATATAAGGAAGGATTATATCTTTAAATATTATTTGGTTTCTCTGAGTTCTCATTTGTCTTAACTCAGCTTTTTTTATTCCAGTTTGTTTACTCAAAAAATGTAAGAACAATTCTTTAGATATTCTAGGTTCAGAAGCAGAGAATAAGTCTATGTTATACTCTTCAGTTAGAGCTCTTCTTAAATTAATTTGCTCTTTACTTAGGAGCATAATCTGTTTAGTAGACTTAACATCATTAATACAGTAACTAACAATATCCGGAATCTGGTCTTCTTCTACTTCAGTAGTATGATGAATAGGCATATCCATAATGTTTTTCCAATCCATAGTATACTGTATCCATTTAAGACTAGATCTTTTTGCTGGGTTATCCCAGTGATTAAGTTTAAATACATCTACTTGTCTTATCTGTAGATCCCGCGGACTAAATTCTAGAAACTCACCTGCATTTTGTCTTGATATCACATTTTGTGATTTACTATATAGATACTTTGCTACTTCTTCACCAGACATACTACATAAGTCTACTTGTTTTCTTAGTATATATTCAGTAATCTGACTGTCAAAACCAAGACCATTAAAACTTACATGCCATTCATTAAAGTTTTTATTTCTATTTAAGAAATTAACTAGTTCTTCTATATCATTTTTTGCTTTGTGACAGATGAATATTTTTCTGTCTTTAGATTTTACATCTTCAAACACGGCTACAAATAAGTTAGCCATTGTTTCATAGTCATGTACCCAATGTGTTTTCATAAGATTAGTTCAGTTAAGCTGTTCCCCCGTTTTAATAAATAAAAAAGAGGGTGTTTGGCATCCACCCTCTTTCCAAACTGATTCTAAATTTAAGCTTGTTCTGCAACAAACATAAATTTCTTATAATCAAACTTTTCAGCATTAACTGCAAAAGTTTTGATTAATTCTTCAATTGCAGAAACATCTTCAACATAAAATTCTTGAAATACTTCAATCTTATGTCTTTCTTGTTTCATACCTTTTGTACCTGTGACAGCTTGACCATACTCATCTAATTTAGGGAGCATATGTAATGTAGTTTTTTTAATTTTAGAAATAACTACAAATACTTTAGTTCCCGGGTCAAATATACACTCCACATAAGGGCAATCTTCTGTAATAGGTATCATTCTAAAAGTTTGTTGGTCTTGCCAACTTGCTTGTAAAAGCATCATTGATTCATTCATTTTTTGTTGGGTTTTTTAATTTAATACAAATTAATCTAGAATTTTTAAATTTTCCAAATTTACTACTTCTAATAATAATGTTTCTTTTTCTAAATCAGGTTTGCTACATAATTCTATAACTTCTCTCAAGATACTTTCATCTACATCTAAACATTTAGAATAATCTGAATAAAATCCTTCTGGGAAAAGATAACTTTTCATATAAACATAGTTACTAGAATAAACATCAAAAAAGTTTAAAATCTTTTCTTTAACTTTTAATGACATTTTACTATATCTACCTATAATAAAAAATAACCAATCTTCTTTTATATCAGAAAAATCAAATGTGTATATTATTTTATCATGTGTTTTAATGTAATCAACCAGTCTATTGTGTCTAAGTAATATTGTTTTTTCAAACTTCATAAATTCATCATCATCTCTACAATCATATACACAGATTAATTTTGCATCTTCAGGTTTTATTTCATTCCATGAAAGATAAGTTTCTTCAGGAACTGCACAACTACCTCTTTTAATACCCAAAAGTGGATACAAAAACACTTTTGATTTTTGAAAATACTTTTTGTACACGTTTTTAACTGGCATAATAGCTACAATTTTACATTACCAACTGCTAAGTCATATGGTAAGTCATATCTCTTCTGTATATAGTGCCATTTTGCTATTTCTAATACAGATCTGAAGTCACTTTTCCATTGACTCATTGTTTCTGTAGAAACTTGGAAAGGATAAACTAAATTGTATTTGTCAATTACAATAAAGGTTACTTGAACTTGCCAAAGCTCTATATCTGGTTTGTCCTTTAAGAATTTATCTGAAGCTAGAATAGTATAGATAACTGCTTGTATCCAATACTTGTAGTATTCAACAGATTCAGGAAAATCTTGTACAGACTTACCAGTTGTTTTGAGGTCATTGATAAAAATTATCTTTGCCTCATTGTCAACAACAACATTGTCAAGTACTCCGTGTAAACCAAAAGGTAATTTGTCATGGTCAACCTTAATATGCAACTCATTATAGGTCTCAATGTGTGTGTCTTCCTCAGTTTTGTCTAATTGTAATAAAGCTCTGATATCTTTATTACTCTTTAGTATCTCTACCTGTGCTTTGCAGCCATCCAAAGTAGGTTGATCTACTATTGATTTGTCTAGACTTTGTTTGAGAAATTCAAAATACTCTTTGTGTTCATCAGTAAGCATCTTGTCAAGTCTTTGCTGATCTGTTTTAAGATTCTGATAAAGATTTGCTGTGAGTAGATGTGTGAGTATATCTTGTGAGTAGTCTTCCAAAAGTAATGAATTATTTTCATATCCAAGATGAATTCTGAAAATATTATCAATAATTTTTCTAGGATTATCACTAGGTAGTTTACCTGGCATACTAAGGAACTTATCATTATAGGTCTCAGGTTCAAATAGTAAACAGTGTAGGACACTCCCTCCTATGAGGTGAGCATCCTTACTGTCTTCTCTCTGGTTGAGCACATAATGATTGTAGAACATAGCAGGAGAATAAAGTAATTTATTCAACCCACTATAACTAAAATAAAATTTCTTCTGATAGAATTTTTCCATCTCATCAGAACCATTCAAAGCCATTGTCATCTTCTTCTTTTATTTGATTGTTATTTTCATCATGTGACTCATGGGCTCCAGACTGTTCTTCTAATGCTATTAACTCTGACTTAAGTTCATTTCTCTCAATTCTAGTAAATGCATTTTCTATGTCTTGATCAGTAACTTCTTCTTCCTGTGCAGAATCACTACACAGATCTTCTTCAGAGTTTAATTCTATTAGGTTTCCATGTAGTTCAGGTATTTCAAAACTACCTTCAGGTATAAAATCTGGAATGAGCTCATGAACATAGTTAGTATTTAATAGTTTTGAAGTATCTTCATTAAGAGTGATTGTTTTAACTTCAAAATAATCATTACCTCCACGGTCAGCAATATACTCACCATAATACTTCATTATGATATTTACCTTTTCTATATCAAGAACTCCTTTATCTATAAGAGACTTCATAATGTCATCAACATCAGTATTCATATAGGTTTTACTCTTACCTAGAAAACTAAGTAAAGATTTGAAATTAACATGGTTCTTAGTATGACATTGAGTCATTTGATAAGCATACTTCTCAAATAACATCTCAATATATAGCAAACTATCTATATAATTAGAATTAGCCATAATTTCCATTGCAAGAACATGATTATCTGAATCTGAGCTCTTAAACATGTCAGAAATTTGCAAGAACATAGTCTCATCTATAGTAGCTGCATCATCACCATTAATATGTTTTAACAATTTACTTTCATGAAATACATCTAAATTACATATTGTAGGAAATAAATCTACGTACTCATCATCTACAGAATAAAATAAGTTAGAAGATCTTGAAATAGTAGAACTAATATATTTTTTTACAGATGGTAATTCAGAATTTCTTAGTTCATTTGCTGTATGATAATGTAGAATTACTATATCTTCAGTATAAAACTCTAGAGCTTGATTAAGATTATCTTTATAATAATCATCCATTACAAGGTCAGGATCTGCAAGAATATCTCTAAGACCTTTAGTTTCCATTGTATAGAACCATTTACTAGATGTAATCTTGTCTCTAGTATTCTTACCAGCAAATACATGTGTTGCTTGATCTATATCTCTTACAGTTTTAATACCGTGTTGTAAAGACAAGTCTTTTAGTTTTACTCGGGGAATATTTACACCAGGTAAGAAATAAAGTTTATCTCCTTTTGTAGGAGTATAATCTTTATCATTTATAGTTAAAACATTACCATTTCTATCAGTACAATATAAAGGTTCTACCTTTAATACTAACTCTTTATTATTTGCCTCTGCTTCATGAATAAACAAATATGTTTTCATAGATATAAATTTATTAAAGGGGTGCATTAACACCCCTTATGTTTATTTTTATTAAAATTTTGTGTCAATAAAAAGGGAAAACCTTTTATGTTTTAATTACTTAACAGCCATCTTCACCACGTCTTGATTCATCATCAATTGTGAAAACTTAACTTTATTACCATTGACAATCTCTTTGACCATATAATATCTAAGATCATTAGTAAATGCATCACAGTCTGTAGTAAGTTTAGCTATCCTATCAATGATTGGTTTACCTACTGTTCCTTTGTCAGCTAAAGTAAGTGAATAGTTAATCACCCTTGTTGCAATAACACTTGAAATATCAGCACGGAACTCATCATCTTTACCTACTGCATTAGTAAGAGAGTTCATAACATACTGCTCATCTTTGGTTAGGATATCTTCTGGACTGATAATTCTATCTAACTTATTATTAATGAACATAGTAAACATTGAACTAAAGTCTACACCTACTGAACCTTCACCAATCATTTGAATTAAAGGTAGGTCTGCTTCAAATTTATCAATAGAACTAATAGCATTAAAGAAAGTAGTAATTGCTCTTGGATTAACTCTTTGAGTTACCAATTCTGGGTGCATCAACATAAAGTTAATACATCTACCATCTATGTTTGCTTTCTCCGCCCACTTAGCCCATACATCAGAATCATATTTCAACTCAACAGATATAAATCTTGTCTTCTGAGCTACGTCAAGACTAGTAACATTATAGTCACCATTATCTGGATTAGTAGTTAAGATAACATGCCAGTTCTTAGGTAGTTTCCAAGAAACATATTCTTGTCTATCTAATATCTCCATAGTAGCTTGCATAAATCTTGCATCAGCACGAGTATAGTCATCAAGAATCAAGAAACCACCTTCTCCTTTACCTTGAATCCATTCAGGAGCAGCATGTGACATTCTTTTATCTACAACTTTATAACCTTTAGCAGTAGCTGCAGATATCTGAGATTCATTAATCCAGGTAGTTTTACCTTCAGCATTTTGTATTTGAAATTCTTTTACAGGAAAACCAACTAAGTCACCTAATTCTTCCAGCTGAGATAAATTCAGCTTTACAACTTCCATTTGAAGTTCTTTACCTAACTGCATAATTGCTGAAGTTTTACCCAAACCAGCATCACCCTCAATATTTATAGCCACAGGAACTTTTCCTTCAGACTGAATATGTTGGTTATTCTTAACCATGTGTTTAATAAAACTCTTTAACTCATTAACATTTAATTGTACTTGACTCATAACTATTTTTTTATAATTCTAATTTAATAACTTTACCTGGTAACTCTTCATTCATATAAGATCTTTCTGATAAAACCCATAGAGTATTAGCTTTAGGTCTTACAGAATAACTACATTCTCCGTCAGTAAAATATACCAGGCTTGTATATTTCTTTAGGTTGGCATTAAAATATTCTAGGACGGGATCAAATTCAGTCCCACCTCTACCTTGTACAGCCATTTCAAACTTACCTTTATAAGGTTCAATTGATCTAATAATTGTATCACATTGAATTACAGTGATATCTACACCACATTTGTAAATGTGGTATATCTCACTCATAAATTCTTGTAACTCAGCATCACTTACAGATCCTGAAGTATCTATGGCCAACAACATATGTTGTCTCATTTTTACTTTAAGACCCGGATTAGCTTCAAATCTACGGTTCTCTTTTCTTCTAATTTTCTTGGTAAATACTTTAGTGCTTACACCAGTAAATCTTCTGATATAACCTCTCCAGTTAAATTTAGGCTTAACTACTTCTTCAATAATAATTACTCCTTCAATTTCTCCAGGAACAGTACCTCTTTTCTTAATAGTTTGTTCTTTAGCATCACTAAGTACTTTTTGTAATTGCTTCTCAATTAACTTTTGTTCAGCCTCAGTCATGTCTTCAAACTCTTCCCAAGTAGGATGTTCATCTGTCTCACCATTTTCTACGGCATCTAACAAATCATCCATAGGTGCATTACCACAAGTACCATTTTGTTTCTTTTCATCTTGAAGTTGTTTAAGTTTGTCATAGTAATATCTACAACCAGCTTTTCTATCAAGATTAAGTTCAGCATAATTATCTATATCAATACCACCTTCAGGTAGATATTGTTTATCTATATACTGATTGATCTCCATATCCATTGCTACATTTGCTAATCTTCTATCACTAAACTTAAAGAACATTGTAAGATGTCCAAATGCAATATGTAACAATTCATGTTTAAGTAATCCAAGTCTATGGTCATCACTTAAAGATCCCCAGAACTCAGGATTAATAGCAAGTTGATAATTAATACCATTCTTGCTAACTCCGGCAGTAGGAACTTTTTGACCCCAGACTTTATTTAGAGCAATAAGAAAGAACCCATAATAGGGCTCTTTCAACATTAGCTCTTTACCAATTTTACTAAGACTTTGTTGCTTGTCCATTAGTTTTTAAATTTAATGTTTATCTCAAATTTATCTGTAGGATAGCCAATGGACTCTAACATCCTTGACATATCTCTAATAAAGAATTCCATAAATAGCTCAACCGAAGCTTTAGAACCTTTGTTTTGTGTAATCATAGCTAAAGTTTTAGGACTGCTGAGTGGAGTCTGGTTTGATATAAGTTTTTCTAACTTACTTGCTATCTTTTTACAACCAACATTCCAGTCTGCTAAACCATGCCCACCAAACTTAAGAATAACAAACAGTTCTCCAATATACTTATTAAAATCAACATTCTTTAGAGACTCATAAGCTATAGTATGATTATCTGCATCTTCAGATTGCAACATCATAATTAAGTTTCTTGTCTCCTCTTTACTAAAAATCATCTTTTCCATCAGTCTTCAATTTTTAATGTTTTAATGGCCCACTCATGTGGTTTACCACTTGTAATCATATCTACCCATTCTTTTGCAGTAGGAATGTAATTATTACAATCCTCCTTAACATGCTGTTCTCCAATATACCGGACATATACATCTTTACCATCAGAGTTGGTAATTACCATACCAAATCTTTGTTCACATTCAAATATACCTTCACTATGATGTCTAAACATTCTGTGCATACTATGACCAATCCAGGCCTTAGTTTCATCAAACCAGTTATGTATCTCCAAATAATCTACAGGAGAACCACCAAACTTTTTAGCTGATGATTTTGCATGTTGCCAAGGATGAGCCATTATTTTTCTTTTACTTCATCTAACAAACTACCATCATGAAAATAATCTTCAGTCTCAGTAATTCTTACATGATTATTAATAATATATTTACCTGAAGGAACACAAATGCACAAATCTCCAAAACCACCTTCATTATTCCACCAATCTTCTATATTATTAAGAATATCATATGCAAAAGATTCAATTGCAGTATATGCATCTTGATCAAATTTTGCTAGGTTCCACTCAACTGCCCAATCATCTACATTATCATCTACATCTTCTGGAGTTTCACAAGGTTTAGTTGTATAACCTATCCATTCTATGGCACCTGAGTCTCCTGCACCATCATATTTTACTTTAATACCCGTAATACCTAAATCAGCCAACTGAAATAGGAGGCTTGTTAATTCTAATTCTGTCATATTATTTGATTTTGTAAAATTTACCTAAAATGTTTCCATTTAGGAATTCATCTTTTTCAAGAACCTCTCTTAAAAACTGATACTTAGTTTCAAAATATGTAAGTTCCATCTTGGAAAAACATATCTTGATTAGATACCTTTTGATTGGTATACCAGCTTTGTGAGCTTCTTTAAGAACTGTATTACTACTATAGTAGTTTTGATAGTTAGTTTTAGAAACAGTTTCATATTTTTTGTTTCTTTTATCTGTCATCTGAGCAACAGCTCTTTTACCAAACTTCTTCTTTGTAGTAGAATAAAAGTTCTTTTTACCCACATACCTTACAGATTTACCATCAATAATAGATTCCATCTCATACACAAATCCTATAGCTCCTTCAGGAATCATACTACTATTAAACTCTCTACCTTGATATAACCAACTCATAATGCTTGTTTTAATAATGGAAATAATTTATCTCTGACAGCTTCAATACCATAATCTTTTACTGAATCAGATAGATCTTTAGACATATCTAAATTTATGTAATTAAAACCATATTTTTTATTATACTTGTCAGCAGATCTTAGTCCTGGTTCATCATTATCAAATAATACAATTATCTTTTGATATTTATCTAGAAGTGGTTTCATAAAATTTTCTGGTATAACACTATTTTCACTATCTGGTGCAATAGTTTCTATACCATTAATTTCTAATCTTTTAAAACACATTAAGTCTTTTAGAGAAGAAGTAATAATCAGATACTTAGATTTAAATTCAAGTTGATCAAAACCCTGTATATAATCTCTTACTTTAATAAACTTATTGTCTTTATTTTTTGGAGTATAGATTTTATACAGTGTACCATCTTCTCGGAAATAACCATAAATAAAATTACCTTTAATATTTATAAGATCTAATAAATTACCTTCATCATCTTCTTTAATCATAGTATAAAATGATAAAGGATAAACATTATGTTTCTCTAATATAGAAGAAGATAGTTTAAAAGTCTTCCAATATGTTTGATCTAAGGTATTCCAGTGCCGCATCTCATAATCAGAAACTACATATTTACTATGAGGTTTATAGTCTATAGAAACATATGTATTATTACTAATGTAAACATTATAGTCATCTAGTATTCTTTTAGAAGCTTCTCCTCTTGAATTAAGATTATATAAGTGCATTACAAGACTTAGATTATCTCCACCATATCCTGAAGAAAAATCTTTGAATTTATAATGACCCTTACTATCTATATAAATACACATAGAAGGAACTTTATCTTTTACATTAAATACAGATTTGATTTTAAGACTTTGACCTGATAATCTTTCAGTTAGTTTTAGGTAATGTTCAAATACCCATTCTCTAGGTATATCTGATAAATCAGAAATTAAACCTTTTGTAGAAATCATACTCTAAAATTTAAAAATTAGGGGGAAACTACAAAATTTCCCCCTTAACTTATTAGTCTAGAGAGAAATCTGTAGATGGTTTTGATGGCATAGATAAATCATTATCATCATTATCACCAAAACTTTGAATATTGTTTATTTCTAATTTTTTGAGATGTTTATTCTCACTATAAATAAGAATTTTATCACTGTCTACTTCAGCAATTGCATATTTATTATTTTCTGCTTTTGGTAACCACATGTCATAATTAGTATAACCTGTTTTACCAACATATTCCTTACCAGCAATACAAAATTCTAAATATTTATCTTTAATAGGTGCAGTTTTATTAAATGCTTCTACAAAGTCTTCAATAGTTTCATGTTTATTATGTTGAGCTTGCATCCATTCATTAATTCCTGCAGTCTTACAAAGATTTTGTAAAAAGATTAGAATAGATCTATCTCTTTGAATCTTAATACCTGTTTTAGTCTCACCGTCTACAAATGCATACTGAGAAGCTTTAACTCTACCTATCTGACCCGCAAAATGTCCTTTATCTGGATTGTCTTTATCAAAAGCAAAACCTTCAAAACCTTCTATAGGTTCAGTTTCTACATGCAATATCAAATGATATGCATTATCAATAAATTTAAAATCTTCCAGTTCAACTCCATTAATTTTTAATACATGGTTGCCTGGACTAATTGTTTTTGGTAAACCGGATCCACCGGTACCAAGATCTTCTGTACTTAACGCCATTTTATTTTACTTTTTAATTATTAAACAAATACTTTTTCCCATGATGTCTTTAGAACACCATCAATCATCTCTGTAATTACTATTTCTTCATTACGTAAGTGCTCAGGTCTTGCACCACAAGTGACTTCTTCATTTGTCTTAAAAGACAAAATAGTCTTGTTACCTTTTCGGTACATATACCCAATTGCATCAGCATTAGCACAAATTAAAGATTTAATTTTACCAGTTAAGTCTATGTTAGCAGACATAACCATCTCACCCTTATCATCAACTACCTTGTCTTTAATATGACCAGATAGGATGATTGTAGGTGCTAAGGTATCAATAAAATCTAAAACTTGAAAGAATGCTTGACGGATATATAAATATCCAGCACCATTTGGAAGAGTAATTACTGTATCACCATCAAAGTTTTTACCCATAGGGGTTGCTTTGTATAGTTTAATAGCTAGTGGCATGATCATATCTTCTAATGCAGTTACAGTATCAATAGTAATGAACTTGTATGGATTGCCTGCAGCTCTAATTGCTTTACCAGTATCTAATAACTCTTGTAAACTACTAATTTTTACTTTTAATGCTTCTACATAATCAGAACCATTCTCTAAATCAAGAATTAGATTGTCTTCTAAACCTGCATATGCAGTTGTTTTACCAGTCTTTGGCTTTGAATAAATCACAATTCTTTTAGGATTCTGTCTCTCAGCTTTGACTTTTTTAGTTGGAAGTACTATACTCATATCTCACTTTTTGTTTGTTTAATCAGATCATTTAACCAAGGTCTAGCACTAACAGGTTTCATTAACATAATTGCTGCAAGATCTCTGATAGTAATTTCTGACAAAGGTGCATCTGCAATTTCTTCATTAGAAATCTCCGCCTCTACTTTAGGTGCAAACTCCTCTTCAAAATCTGGAAAAATACTAAGTGATTTTTGTAATTGAGGAACTTCTAGTTTAGCTTCTTCTTTTCTTTTTTCATAAAGAGAATAACTAATTTCTTGTCCACTAGGTAATACAGCCATCATTTCATTTACAGGTATAAGATATTTTTTATCTATTTTACCTTCGCTGTCATAACTTTCTATTAACTCATATTCTTCATCATAGAAAGGATTAAATTTAAGTTTAA